CAAATGGCTGATATTGTAAAAGACAAATTGGCGTATTGTAGTTGGAGAGCGGATACTTACAAGGAGTCATCAGATTTTTATAAAAATTTGCTACAAGGTTTCGAAGAATTTCAAGCATTCAACTTTATTGAAGACAAATATACAAAGGATATGGTTATTTCTCCTAGTAAAAGTATTCTTGCAATCAAGGATGATATTGTTCAAGAATATCACATTAGTGATTGTATTTCAAATGCATTTCAATTGATGAGCGAAGAAGTCATGACAAAGAAAAAGTTTGGAAAACGGTTGTTTAGCAAAAACAACATGAACATTGTGGAGAGAGCTGTTTTAGGCATAATGTGTGAGCTGTTAGTTCAACGCTATACACGCATCAAGACAAAGAACATTGAACATGATAACAAATTTCTTTACAATTATTATGGTAGGAACATACCGTTCTCATTTACGAACAATCAAAGTTTACTTAACTTGGTATTTGACTCAAAGTTGAATAATTTAATACACAATGAGAAAAAATGGCATGTTGAGTTTAGTATTGTAAAACAAAAATGCAAACATATAAAATCTTTAAAAGAGTATCTTTCACAAATCAATACTCCAACATATATTCTTGATAAAGCTTTTGAAAAGATTGATATACAAGGATTACTTACCAAATACTTTTCATATTTGCCTAATGAAAGTATTCAGACAGTTGTGTTTTGGAATTTGGCATTATTTTTCTGTGCGTTGTCCGGACATTATAAAATGGTATCAGTGATGATGTATATCAATGGATATAATTCAAATATAAAAACACTACATGATAACGTAAAAAAGTATTGCGATTCTTATATTCTTAGCAACCTATCGGAATACAACATTAACTTTCAAAAGGAGATTAATGTTATTAAGAGAATTAGTGATCCGGAAACATTATCAAAGATTAACGCAAACCTTTTACAAGAAGAGGGTAAGAAAAAACAATATATGTACGGTATTATGGGTGTTAGTGATGTTGTTTTAGAAAGTAAAACGAGTAACTTGGCAGTACTTCATGAAATCAAATGTATTTCGTTAAGTGATGCTGCCAAGATTAAAACATGGATTTTTCAGTCGGTTATGTACACATACCTCTTAAAAAAGGTACATCGCAAGATTCAAAACAATGTAGAAAAAATTGTTATTGTGAATTTGTTAAGCGGTATGGCATGGGAATTTGATATGACAAAGGTGATGATTAAGTATAGAGATATGATTACATATATAATGAAAGAAAAGCAATTTCCTGAAATGCTTATTGAACAATTTCTTGAACTTAAAGTATAAACGTATTTTTGCGTTTACTTTAAAAAATTTAATGTTATAATGGCTAATAACTGTTTAGCTTTTTTGTCATTTGCCAGGTACTTATCTTTTAACACATGTGCTTTAATGAATTGATCAACTGAAATTGTGGACATACCACTCAGCTCTTGTAGAATATTATAAGCTTTTACAGAATCTGGTGTAGAAATATATTCAAGAAGTGAATCCCTACATGAATTTATGTCAGCAAAGGGCACAGATGAGTTTGGATTTTTATCTGGATGATGCTTTACCGCAAATTTTTTGTATTTTGTTTGCAAATCGTTCTTATCATTAGCCCAAATCTTGTATTTTTTATATAGTTTGACACAATCTTTTGTATTCATTACTATTAATTAACAAATAAAAAAGTTTAACAGTATTTCCATGCTTTGTTTTCTTGTCCGCCTGTGACATAAACACGTAATGGACACCATCTACCTACACTATCAGACCCACTGTCCCATGTAATGGTTCTTGATATGTTTGTGCCATTTTTTACAATATTTCCATTTCTATCATAAAAATTCCAATTTGTTAAGCAGTCAGGGTCGTTTTCGTTTGAAGTGTATTTCCATGCTACATTTTCTTGTCCACCAGCAACATATGCAGGTAACATACACCAATCTTTTGTATCATTTTCTCTAGTGCATTCCGTGTAAGGACCACTTAAAGTTGAAGAAGAAGTACTTTGTTGATATTTCCAATTTTGAACACAGCCTTTAGCTGAAGTGCTACTTGATGGTGTTGTTCCAGTGCTACTTGATGGTGTTTTTTCAGTGCTACTTGATGGTGTTGTCCTAGTGCTACTTGATGGTGTTTTTTCAGTGCTACTTGATGGTGTTGTCCTAGTGCTACTTGATGGTGTTTCTTTCTCTTCAAACCCTAAGAATGTGGAGATGTTTTCCCAAAACCAAAAAACGCTTCCCCCCATAATGGAACTTAGTATACATGAGAACAAAAGAGAAACGATAACAATAATTATAATTTTAGACTTGTTCTCCATTATGTAATAAACTAGAAAAAAAAAATGTTTAATCACTTTCTTCATGATAACCAACTATATCTCCTTGCCTAGACACAAGTACTTTTAATTTGCGTGTTTTAGCAAATTTTTTCTTGAGACGTTCGGCTTCAAAGTCTTCTTGTAAATTTGTTTCTTCATGTTTTTCATTGTAATTTTGATTATGATATTTCCAAAGTTTTGGATGGCCAACGCGAAAATTTGACCGTGGTTCAGCTTTGTACCAAAAGATTTGATCACGGAGATCAGTACTATTTCCACATGTTTTAACGACTAAACATTCATGGTTTTGAGTGCATGCATCTAGTACATTGCAGAAGTAATCAAAACTTGGCAAAATGCCGCAATAATCGTCATAAATTTTTTTACGATTTTTCACAGACGGTTCGTTAAAAATAAATACATAATCAATGTTACTTCGAAGCTCTGGTGTAATACCTAAGGGATATTGCATGGTCAAGATAAACAAGAAATTGTAATGACGACCATTGAAGAAAATGTTTTTAATAGTTCTATCTTTCTTCCAGTTTTGAGCATCATGCAACATATCATCAAGAACAATGAACACATTGTTAGATGGATGTTTACCAGTGTCAGATTTCCCAGAATTTTTCATATCTCGAATTTTCTTTTTTTGACGATTCATGACAGCTTCTATGAGTTCAGGATTATAATCAGAATGTATGAAACAATCGGGAATAAAATCTCCAAAGAATGGCGATGCTTCTTCTGTTCCTGAAAAAACTAAACCCATTGGGATTTGACGATGGTGAAAGAATATATCTCTAACAAGGAAGCTTTTTCCACTCCGCCTACGACCAAGGCAAAGTATGGTGGAGTCTGGTAGAATACTTTTGATTTTAAATTTCTTCAAGGAGAGTTTCTCAAATTCTGTTATTAACATACTACTCTACTCTAGTAAAATGTTATTATAAAGTAATCGCGTTGTAAAAAGTGAAATAAAAATTCTTTGATATACTTTAATGATAAAAACAGAAATTATTAAGGTTAAATTAAAATGCTGTAAATGTAGTCCTCGACATAGAACAGTACAATTTCATAGTGATGTCATAGAGTATCATTATAAATTTGTCAAAACATCTTTGATGAAACGTTTATTCCCAAAGTTCGTTATAATGAGCAATTAAAAATCACTTAATGTATTTAACAGTACTTAATGTATTTAACAGTTGATATTGGACTGAGGAATTTATCCATGTGTTGTATGAGTTGTATTGACAAAAATGACTTAAGTTCATATCAATTACATTTTTGGGACGTTATAAACACATTGCAGCATGAAGAGCATAAATGCAGTGCTGTTATGAAAGGTGGAAACATATGTAATAAAAAGTGCAGTTTGCAGTATGAAAATAATGGAGTGCAACATTATTCATGTAGAACGCACTTTCCAAAAGATATTAAGAAATTAAAAAAGAACGAATATAAAGATAAATTGGTAAAGGATTTTATTCTTCAAGACATTGCGTTAATAGTTTTACAAAAAGTAGAAGAATTGTGTGTACTCGAGTATGAAACGTTTAAAAGAGTGCATCATGTAGTGATTGAACTACAGCCTAAAATAAATAACAAAATGAAATTTGTAAGTCACTTAATTTTTGGCAAGTTTGTAGAATTTTACAAAGGAACGAATACAACTGTGCGATTTGTTAGGGCGTCACAAAAACTGAAGGGATATACTGGTCCAGATTTTAAATGTACTTTAAAGGGAGCTTATGCAAAACGCAAGTGGTTAAGTATTCAATACACAAAGTGGTATTTAGAAAACAAGTTAAGTAAAGAACAATTGAACTATTGGATGCCTATATTTATGTCTAAGCCTACACAAGCGGACATGGGTGATACTTTTTTAATGGCATTAAATGCATTGAAAAAGTAAAGTTACTCTACATATGAGTACATAAAACAAAATTTATTGAATAAGATGCTATCAATGCTGGGCACTTCTTGTTTTTCTAAGAATTTGTCAATTAGGATATAGCTTAGAGTAAGTTCTTTAGAAAAGTCTTCAAGAAACGATCTGTATTTTTTTTCATTCTTAATTAAGTATTGATTAGTGTCTTTAGAATCGAATACAAAGTATGCATTTTCAATGACAAAATCAACAAATTTGATAGAAGAAAGGTATTCTAGAAAGTATGGGTTGTACGAAAGTCGTTCTTTAATATCGTAAAATATATCTAAGAGAGTATCTAAATGATGTGAAAGGAACGTATCCATATCGTAAGATTCAAGTTGAGAGTCTGTAGAAAAGGAATCTGAATTGTCTTCGTTATCCATTTTGAAATAATAGACGTGAATTTTTAAATAAAAACAAAATATTAAAATCTAAATTTATTTTATAACTACTATATAAACAATGTCGCGTAAACAAGATTGGATTAAGATCGCCCTTGTTATATTTGTAGGATACCTTTTTATTACATATATTAATAAAGAAAAAATGGACAATACTGAAATGGGAGACATCTATGAAGGAATGACTTACGAACAACCCCAAATGATGGAACAACCCCAAATGATGGAACAACCCCAAATGATGGAACAACAACAACAAGTTGAGGACACTTTACCACTCAAGACGATTGAAAACCCGCAACAATTAACAGCTGAGGATTTGCTTCCAAAGTATGAT